TTTTAAAATTTCTGGCATTCCATTTTTTAATCTTTTACCAGAATATTTATATCCTTTTCTCAATCTACCTGTATTGCCACCAGTTTGGATAATACCTTTATGTTTTCTTGTTTTCTTGGACTTTTTTGATTTTTTGCCACCTGTTGTTTTTTTAACAAATACAGCAACATTTTTTTGTGGATTTACACTAGGAGAAATACTTTTGAGTGGATTTAGTACAGCAACATTATTATAAGGATTTAGTACAGCAATAGTTTTGAGTGGATTTAGTACAGCAATAGTTTTAAGTGGATTTAGTACAACAGTAGTACTAGGTTTATATTTAAATAAGTCATTCTTTTCATCACTACGAACATATTTTTTTTGATATAAAATATTTTTTTTTAAAGCTTCTTTACCTTCTTCCGAATCAATTGTATATGTATCAAAATCTAAAATTTGCTCAGATTCATTTTTTAAAATTGGATGAACTTGAGTTGCATTCAAACTCTTCTTAAAACTAAGGAAATCTTTTTTGGAAATTATATACAAATTTTCATATTCATCTGGAATATAAAATTTACTATTATCATTTTCAAAAATAATGTTTTGTTTTAAATCATTAATTGTTTCTGGATATTTTTTATTAACCTGTCCTCCTAAAAACATATTTCTATTTATATAATTACTATAGATAAAAAAAATATTATGTTGTATATCCGGGTATAAGAGAAGGTAAAGAATTTTTAACAAAAAAGTCAGCAAATACAAGAGAAATAATAGCCATTAATTTCATTAGTATATTTAAAGCAGGTCCAGATGTATCTTTAAGAGGATCGCCAACTGTATCACCAGTAACAGCAGCTGAATGAGCAGCAGAACCTTTTCCTCCATAATTTCCTTTTTCAATGTATTTTTTAGCATTATCCCAAGCACCTCCCATATTAGAAGAAGAAATAGCCATTTGAACTCCAGAAATCAACGAGCCTGTTAATAATCCTGATAATGCTTTTATTCCAAATAAAAATCCAAATACAATTGGGGTAAAAATTACTAAAATACCTGGTAATATCATTTCTTTTAAAGATGCTTGTGTAGAAATTTCTACACATCTTTTATAATCAGGTTTTACATCTCCTCTCAAAATACCTGGATTTTCTCTGAATTGTCTTCTAACTTCTTCTACCATTTCTTGTGCAGCTTTTCCAACAGATTTCATAGTCATTGCAGAAAATACATACGGAAGCATTGCTCCAATTAATAATCCAAAGAAAGTGAATGAATCTAAAATGTTTATTCCTTCATATCCCAATCCAGCACGTGAAACGAATGCTCCAAAAAGAGCAAGAGAAACTAAAGCAGCAGAACCAATTGCGAATCCTTTACCAATAGCAGCAGTTGTATTTCCAGCGGCATCTAATGCATCAGTCTTTTGTCTAACCGATTCATCAAACCCAACCATTTGTGCTATTCCACCAGCATTATCAGAAATTGGACCATAAACATCTATTGTCAATCCAATTGTTAAAGTAGATAACATACCGAGAGCAGCAAGTGCTATTCCAAACATACTTGCCAATTGAAAACTAATTAAAATAGTAATAGCTAAAAAGATAACTGGTACTGTAGTGGATAAGTTTCCAAGTGCAATACCATAAATAATATTAACAGCAGCACCCTTATCACAAACACTTGCCAATTCTCTCACAGGACTATGACTATGACTTGTCATATATTCAGTAAAATAACCAATAACTAATCCTGACCATAAACCGCAAATGATAGAAATAAAAGCACCTGTATTAGTAGCTTTAAATGAACACCAAGATGGCATATCATCATCCCAAATAAAACTGGAATCAGTAATATTATCAGATAATTGAACGCAAAATTTTGATGGTAAAAATAAATATGAAATCATCGCAATCAAAGGTGTAGTTAATAATGTTGACACTATTAATTGAATTTTTAATGATTTTTCAATGTCTTCTTCTTTTTTTACTTTATAACAGATTGGTATTAAAGCAGTCAAAAATCCACTAAATATTCCAACACTCGTAATTAATAATGGAAATAATGATGAACTCCAATATTTATTCAAATCTGGACTCATAGAAGCAATGACTAAAGCGGCACAAGTTGCCTCAGCAAATGAACCAAAAAGGTCAGCACCCATTCCAGCAACATCACCTACATTATCTCCAACATTATCAGCAATGACTGCTGGATTTCTAGGATCATCTTCTGGAATTCCTTGTTCAACTTTACCAACCAAATCAGCACCAACATCTGCCGCTTTAGTATAAATACCTCCACCAACACGTCCAAATAATGCTATAGATGAACCACCTAAACCATATCCAGCAATACATTCAAATAAAGCTTGCCCATTTCCTAGAACATTTAAATCCCAATACAAATGATACAAATTAATTATTCCATACAAAATTAATAAACCGAGAGAACAAAGAGAAAATCCCATAACTGCTCCACCACTAAAAGCAGTATTAAATGCCATGCCCCATCCATGTGTAGCACTAATAGTTGTTCGTGCATTTGTATAAACTGCAATTCTCATTCCAATATATCCAGATAACATAGAAGTAAGACCACCAATAACAAAAGAACCAGCAGTTAATCCTCCACGAATCCAACATGAACCATCTGTGGATTGAAGCATTCCATCAATAATTTTAGATTTACCACAATTTCCAGCACTACCAACTAAAACAATAATTACTCCAGAAAATAAAATAATAAATATATACATATATTTAAATTCTTCTTTTAAAAATGCAGCAGCACCTTCAGAAATTGCTTCATACACACTAATCAATTTTTCTCTATTCCAGCTTTGATTTTCTAACAATTCAAAAGAATGTTCATCTTCATAAATTTTAATTTTCCTAATTTTTAAATACTGATATAAAGCAAATAAAAGTCCAAGAATACCAGAGGTACAAATTAGTATAGTAATATATTCGTCACCAAGTATTGGTGCAGTAGGAGAATAATTAGTAGAGTTCATTTTTTAATATTTATATTTTATTATCTTTAATCTATTTTAATCAATTTTGAATTCAATTTGATATAATTAAATTCAAAATTATTCAACTATTCAACTATTATGTTCTTAATTAACAATTTCCATATCTGTATAATTTTTTTTTTGTTCTGTCATTATATTCTAATTTATATTTATGTTCTGTCATTGTATTCTAATTTATATTTATGTTTCAATTTTTAATTTAATATAATGTCATTAATATAATAAAATGCAAAATCGTCCAATAAAAAATTTAGTACAATTTTTAAACAAAGAGTTTAATTTTATGCCGACTGATATTAATAGATTAATTGGTAATTTTACATATTGTTGCCCGGATCAAGAATGTAAGAGGTGTCACTATAAAAGGAAGTATTGTGGTAAACAAGATAATGTAATGAATAGTATCGAGTTATTAAAGTATAAAGATGAGGAATTAGAATTTCTTGCTTCACCGGTATTTCAAAGATCTGGTAATCCAGATACTTCATATCGTCAAATGCATTATTATCCTTTGATAATGCCAAAAACAACGATAGTAAAAAATTTTAGATTAAGAAATATGAATAATGTGGAATCGATTGAAATTGAGATAGGTGGTCAGAGGATGGATCGAATATATAAGGATGTAATACCAATAATGCAGAATTTATATGGGGTAGATGAAGATGTGATACCATTATATTTTAGTGTATCTGGAATAAATTCATTAGATTATCACGAGATAAAACTTCGAGTAGAATATAATGTGACATGTGATGATGATGCATTAATATTTGATATATATAAATGGAAAAATCAAAGAAATATAAACAATGTTATGTATCAATTACAATTTACAGGAACGGATGATTTAAGTGGTGATGGTTTAAAGAAGGTAAAATTAAATTTTAATCATCCGGTATTACATTTAATGTTAAAAAATTATAGTCCCGAGATATTGGAATTAGAATTTGATGATGGAGATAAATTTGAAATAAAGAGAGAGAAGAAGATCGGAGATATATCATTATATTCAATAGCTGATTTTTTTTATGATTATAAGAATGGAATTAATTTTTCCAGAATAGATAGGGCAAAAATAATAGTTAAAGATACAGATTTACAAACAATTGATATATATGCTATAAATACCCAACCTATCCGATGTATGAGTGGAATGGCTGGATTAGCGTTTTCAATGTAAATGGAATAAAAATTTAGAGATAATAATCATACAAAGTTAAATGGAAATTATAGAAATACCAAATTTATTTAATTCTGATGTATGTGATTTATATATAAGAAATATAAATAATCACGACAGGAGGACATCTTTTTCGCATACAACTATGTTTGAAAGTAATAAATTTTACGACAAAAATATATCGGATCATATTTTCAATTCATTAAAACCAAAAATAAAAAATGTGAAGGGATTAAATCCTCTTGTATTAACTGCTCGATATAATCCAGGAGAAAAGTCTCATTTACATATTGATACTCCGTTTGATGATAAAGTTAAATACACTTTATTGATTTATTTGAATGATAATTTTTCTGGTGGAGAAACAAATTTTTACACTGAAGACTTTAAACTAATTAGAACTGTTAAACCTGAAAAAGGGAAGGGATTATTGTTTGATATAAATTTATTTCATCAAGGAGAAACAGTAACACGTGGAAATAAATATTGGATTGGATGTCAAGTTATCTAAAAAAAATTGATTTGAAACTAAAATAAATTAATAATTCATTTGGGTCATAAGATAAATAACATTATATTTTTTTTTTAAATTTTTATAATATAAAAAATTATGTTCTTTACATAATTCAACTAGTTCACTTATTCGCATATCCATTAAATAATTATATGTTTCACAATTATTTTGAAAATCATCTTCATCAATACTTATTGCTCTTATCTTTCCAGATATTTTATTACGAATACGATTTTTTCTATATCTTTGTGTTGGTGAAGGTGGTGGAGTTGATGGTGGAGTTTGTGATGACGATTGTGTTGGTGAAGGAGGAGGTGGTGGTGGAGTTTGTGTTGGATTCATTTTAAAATTATATATCTAATAATAATTAATAATAATAAAAAATCTTTAAATCTATTTAAATCTATTTTTTTATCAATGATCAAAATGCTTTTCTATAATTTCAATAATTTTTGGAATATTAATATAAAAATGTTTATCACGATTTCTATAAATATGTTTTAAATCTAAATCTCGTGAGTCGTCATTCTCATATTGGCAAATGTCTATGTTCAATCTTTCTAAATATTTTTGATATATAACAGGGAAATCATAAATAAAAGAAAAACCTCTAGGATTTATCATTAAACATAATGATTTTGAAGGAATAAAAAATGAAGATATTATACCAGCTCCATGCGGCGAAACAAATAGAGATACATTATTTAATAAATCTAATTCATCTTTTAAATCAAATTTTTCAAATTTAATTAATTCAACATTATTAAATCGCGAATTCAAGGCATTTACTAATTCCCTTTCATTTCTAACTCTACGATGTTTTGCATTTTTTCTAGATAAAATTACAATTTTATTTGGATTTTTATTTTCTTCAATATTATAAAATTTAAAATATATTTTTTTAATTAATTGAACAAATTTTTTATTTATGGATTCATCAATCATTTCATGATTTTCATATTTATACCAATTTGTAAAAGAAATTGATTTGCCAATTCCTAATGTACTAATAACAACATCGGTGAATAATGTTTTATCTGGATAATAAGATAAAAATTTAACTTCATGTTGTGTATATGGTAAGAAATATTCGCGATGTTTATTAATAATTGTTTGGCATTTATTACTTTCTTCATACGATCTTAAAAAAATAATATAATTATCACGATTAACACTCGTAACAGAATTTTTCAAAATCTGTTGATCAATGAATATCATTTTAATTATAGGAATTAAATTATCTATAAAAAAATGTCCAATATTATTTAATGACATAACTTTATATAAATAAACTTTCTTAGAAATAGTATTTTTTGGTTGAACATTTCTTGAATTTTTTTCAAAAAGAATTTTACAATCATTTGGAAAAATCAATTCATTATTATTATATAAAAATTCCTCGTTAATTATATTTTGATCACCATATCTGTTTGTTTTTTTTGTTTTTTGTATTTTGTTATACAAAATATTTTTACAATTATAAATATTTATGGGATTTCTTCTAATTTCATACGGAATACTTCTAGAATCTAATGTATCAAAGTTTGATTGATAACTCATTTATATCTATTTACTCTATATTTAATTATATAGTAATTAAACATATGAACACTATACAAGTTTCGTTAAAAAACATATATGGAAAAGTTGTTTGTAAATCTGATTCAATTGATACGAAATTTGGACAATATCCAAGAATTGGGTGGGTTAATATAAATGGCCAATCTATGAAGAGACGAAATATAAAATATACAATCATAAAATTAGAAGAATCGCCACAATATAAATTTCTATGTAATAATACAAATTACTATAAAGAATATATGAATGTGACAGGATGGATAAGTGGATATGGGCAAGAGAGGAAAAATGCGGTTAAAAATTTTGAAAATTTAATAAAAAACTTTGATGAAAAAAAAATGACACAAATAGATTGTGTTATTGAAGATGGTAAATATGTTTTAGTAGATGGATTACATAGATGTTCAATAATGTTTTATAAAAATAAAGACAAATTAATTAAAATCAATATAATTAAATGTAAAGATTTTACATCACTACCGCGTAAATAAATATAATTGTCTTCCATGATTACTTGGATCATCATAAGAATGTTCACTAATTATTTTAACACTTGTATATAAACTTTTTAATAATTGTAACTGAGGTACTGCTTCCCTCCTATTATTTGCTTCATAGAACATAGTATCTGATAATTTAGAAGCAAATGTATATAATCTTTCCCATTCTTTAACCCAAGAACCCATTGATAATACAATAACTGCGTCAATTTTTCTTTCTGACGGAATATAATTATTTACAATATTAATATCATGTTTATCAAAATCACACACATAAAAACTTAAATCATATTTATAATAATTATTTAAAGCATTTGCACAATTAATACATCTTGGGTCATAATCCAATCCAATACCGGATTTTACACTTTTACCTAATTGCATTAATAATCCACCAGTATTACAACCAAAATCAATAATATTTTTATTTTTAAAATCAAAATGTTGTTTCATAATATCAAAACGAATTTTATTATTTCGTTGTCCTTGTACTTCATATTGTCCAAAATTTAGGGTGTGATAAGCTGCTGGAAATGCTTCGCCATTTGGAAAATTTAGTATTTCATACGATTGTTTCGTATGTTCGCATAAATTATTAATTTTTTTACAATTAGATTGATTAAACATTATATAATTCTTATTTGTATAAATATATATTATAATAAAAATTATACCGAGTACAAAAATATAATTATATGTGATATTAAATATAGAGACAATGTCAAAAGAAACAAAAAAAATTAGGATAATTAACTATAAAAATCCAGAAATTTATGATATTTTAGATAAAATTCCTTTATTTGATGGGATGAGAAATCATAATTTTGGCGAAATTGTTCGATTTAAGAATAATGCACTTGCTCAAATTATTAAAAGAAGAAAAACAGGTAGAAAAGCATTAATATTTATTAGTTCTAAAAATGCATCAAATTTAACAAAATTAATTTATCATCAAAGAATGAAATATATAAATTGGCCAAAATTAACTGATAAAAATTTTA